CATCTGCGCCACAAACTGCTCGTACCAAGACTGGTCTGGCTCTGGGATTCCGCCGCCAATCTCCAGCCCATCATGGATGGTATAGGATGCAGGGAGGGTCTTCCAGGTTACACGCTCCCGTGCGCTGTTGGTGCCGGTCGCATATATCATCATCTGGATTGTCCCTGGCTCCTGTGTGGCCTGTGCCGGTACCTGCCAGCACATCCTCACATGGCTGTCCGACTTGGACACGTTGCAGGGTACGCTATCCCCACCCCCATAGACCGTCTGGTAGTGGATGTACAGGTGCTGGGCGGTGAGGTCCAGGCCGTCATCGCACCTGGGCAACTGGAAGCCCACGAACTGGGCATTCTGTTCGCCCCTGACCGATATCTGGTCGTTAAAGTCCGCAATGCGCTTGTTGGTGACCGGGACATACTCCGGCTCCACGTACAGCGTATATGACGGGTAGTTATTATCCTTGGTCCAGGTCTCGTCACCGTCTGCATAAGCCTGTCTTGCCAGTATCTCATCTACCGTTGCCATGCCTGTCCGCTCCCCCTCTCCTGCTTAATTGTAATCAGGTTGGTGGTAATCCTCTGGCCATTCTCACGCTGGCCAACCACCCCGATTTTAAATGTGTCATAGGCCGTGATTTCATCCGGCACAATGCAGGCGCCATCCTTAATCAGCCTGCCAACCTCCTGGGACCGTAAGTATGGATAGAATGCCGCCACCCGGACAGTCCCGTCCCAGTCCTGCCCAAACTCAAATGCCGCCTGAAGGTAGCCCGATGTGCCTGCAATTATGTTGCTAAAATCACAGCCAGGAGCCCTTATCAGCTCCTGGCCAGATACTTTAAACCTTAATGTCCTCATAGCATAGCCTTTCTGCCGTTGCGATATCGCAATTACTCCTTTTCGTCGTCTACTCCATTATTGTTACGGTCACTTGGGCCTCCTACACCGCTCTGGTGCTTACCCGGATGCGGCGCATTTGTTGGCGCATCATATAAATATGGTGTGGGCTTCTTTTCCTGTAGGTCCGGTCCCTCTGCCAGGTATCCCCCATTTCCCGGAATATGCGCTGCATGTTTTCCTGTTGATTCTGCCATAATATGTACCTCTCTTTCCTTTTTTGGGTTGATAAGTTTACCGCCATACCCTGGCGGCCGGGAGATATACGGACCACCTCCTTTTATGTCCTGCTGCCTCCCTGATAATCTGTATTGTCAATCTTATCCTTCAATACCGCGATATATTTACGCAGCCATTCCGGCACATTGGCACCCATACGACCGGCATTCTCAATGATGGACAGCAACTCGTTGAGTAAGTACCAGACCGCCACCAGGAGCCCGAAGAAGGCCTTGACGGATATCTGCATCCCAAGCTCTGCCGACACAAAAACAATCACATAATCAACCACCATAGCCGCGGCAATTACGCACAGGTATCCCACCTTCTTAATAATGCCTTTAGCCCCCTTTCTGGAGCTCCATCCATAGCCGGCATCGCCCGGATGGTCTATGGCCTCATTTTTACTGGCCAACATCCCAGTTATGTAGTCCAGCACCATCGTCCCCATGAGGATACATAGCACTGGATACAGAATACCCAGCTTCGCACTTAAAAAGGCACCAGCTGCTGCCAGCGCCCCCTGTACTGTAATTACACATTCTCTTTTCATTTTCATTAACCTCACCTTTCCTATTCTTCTAAGGCTTCCAACAGCTCTGCCTTTTCCTCTTCTGTCAAGTTCTTGTAACCCTCCAGGATGTCTGCCGGTTCCTCTCCCTGATTTTTCCGAATCTGCAGGGCCCGGATAATGATGTTGCGCTGTATATTGGATAACATTACATTCCACCTCCAATGATATCTGCCATAGCCACTGTAAGCTCCGCATTGTCTGCCTTCAACTGCTGAATCTCTTCCTTATCAGTTGGTAATCTGTCGATTGGTGTTATCCCATCGGCCTTGTAAAATACGCCGTTTATGTACTTATCTCCTATCTCACAGGGATATTGCATGCAATCCACCGCAAAGGCATCGTCACCATATACGCACCGTGTTACTCGGTTGATTCCTTCATATTGTCCTACCACCACATTCTGTACTGTTTCGTCGGATATCATTGCGAATACTTCGTGTGCTGCCATATTAATCCTCCTACTTTAATCTGATTAAAATAACTCCTGAGCCGCCAGTGCCGCCATACATTTCATTTCCGTAGGAAGCGCCACCACCTCCGCCGCCTCCGCCGCCAGTGTTAGCACCACCAGGATTGCCCCAATTCGTTTCACCACCTCCGCCGCCTCCGCCGCCAGCACCACCGGGGCCTGGAACACTCCTACTAACACCTCCGCCGCCTCCGCCGCCAGCATATAAAGTATTTCCGCCTTCGCCAAAAGCTCTTGTTGTGCGTCCCTGGCCTGGAGCATTTGACCAGCCGCCACCATCTGATTTACCGCCTTCACCAGCTCTTATGTACGGATTTGAGTCAAGGTCATTATAGCCACCAGCACCACCAGAGGAACCGCCTGATGCATTTGAGCCTGAACTAGCACCTTTGCCCCCATATCCACCGTCAGCATTACATAAAATAACACCATTTCTTGCTACTGATGTTGATCCTCCTCTGCCACCCGTATACTTATATCCAGCTTGTCCGCTACCGCCAGCACCTACTATACAATTTAATACTTGTCCAGCTGTTACACCAATATTATAAGCAGTGTTAGTATAACCAGAGCCAGCGCCACCTCCGCCTTGTTGATAGGCTTCTTTTGTAAATCGGTATCCAGTTCCACCTCCACCACCGCCGCCAACACAGAATATATCAGCTGAAGTAAATCCATCTGGAATTACGTAATCCTGCGTTCCGGCTATCGTAACCAACGAAGGTCCTACGGTCGTATATACAGCATTTTTAACTGACGATGGGTCATATACCGGACTGTATATCTCTCCAAAGCTTGTTGTGGCATACCCAAAGCATGTAAAATAATAAGTGGTATTTAATGCTGGTAAATCCATAAATACTTGTGACCAGCCTCCAGGAGTAACATTGTCTCCTGCTCCTGCATAAATTGCATCCCAAGCAGACGCATTCCAAGCTGGATATCCACCCGTACTGGCTTTTATTATTACTCCGCAATAAGGTTTTCCAGGAGCCGCATACGGATTCTGCCATTTCAAAAGTACTCGGCGTCCACTATATGCGGCTACGTTAAAAGACAGTATACTATTTACTGTCATGGTTCCGGTCTGAGGTTCGTCGCTATTAGCTCCATAAAATATTTCTCCGTTCAGTACGTGAGTGGCAATAGCGGTCAAACCATCTGTATCTGCTCCTCCACTGCCGTGTATAATTGCTTTCAATCCCTATTCCTCCTCTGCTGAGCAGCCCCTTAACCATACAGCAAATTCCGTGGCCGGTTTCTTGCTGTAGGAGGTTACCGTCAATATGCCATCTGTATTACACTCTGCATCATCAATCATGTTCAGGTATTTTCTTCGTATTTTTATTTTTTCTGCCTTCTGCGCCGCCGTAAGTTCGCTGTCGCTCTTTATCAGCCCCACATACAGCTCAATCGCATCTGTTGTCTTAAGATGTTGCACTTTTATGTCTGCTGTGTATGGCGCAGCGGACTGCGTGAATGCAGGGATGGTAATTTGTTTGTCATTCCTCAGGGCATTCACTGCCCTATTCGTAGCGTTAATGTCATTCTGACCAAAACTGTCGCCTTTTTGTGTATAGGCAGTGACATCTGATATGTTATAGGTGCCATCCTCGTTCTGGGTCAACCTCCATCGTCTGGAACCCTCATACATATCATCCCTATAATCTGTTTTTAAACTCATTATTCAAATGCACCTCCATTAAGCGTGAAAGCCAGGCGTCTGATTCCTTCGGCCCTTCCTAATATGTTCCTGTATATCTTCAGGCAGGCGGATTCAATACGGTTCAGCTCTTGCCAGTCGATGAATGGACCGTTGTCATGATAAAACTGCCTTTCTCCTACATCGAAGGGGAATGTCCCTACGCAGACATGGTCTATATTGGCCTCAAAGCGGTTAATTTCATCGGCATAAAACCCATAATCCTGATAGGTCTTATCCTCTCCCATCTCCTCAAACTTAAAGTCCGGCCACAGAGTAAGCGCCTGGGTCCGTATCTCATTGATGTTGCCCTTGATGCGGTTGTAGTCACCAATATTAAAATAATCACTGGCCTGCCAGTCTGTTTTTGGCTGTTGCCACATAACTCATGTCCCTCCTTGCCTTGATGGTACCGCTAAGCCCGCCATTAAATTTCAGGGTATGGTCCGTTACCCGTATCAGCAGGTCAGGCACATACTTATTTTCCAGGAATGCTATGTCGTTGGCATCAATCCGTGGCTCTCCCCGGTATGACAGGTCATATTCCCGGTCTGATTTCATGTAGTCCCCAATCCAATCCGCCAGGTTCGCGGCATGGACCGTGTCGGACACAAGCGGATTATTCCACGCCTCCAGGCTGCCGGTAGGATTTAGCTGTCTGCTTACCTTGGACTGGGTAGTAACATATTCCCTGCCTGTCACGACCACCTCTGTCGGCCCTGTGATTCCTGTAAGCTCCACCGTTGCGTAATAGGCACTACTATCTACAATCTCACACCCATATTTCGGGATACTTGCAATACCAGTGAAATAGCCGATGAACTTATCACACCACTCTATATCCGGTTCATTCCCGATTCCCCAAGCTGCTGTCAAATCTACCAAAAGAAGTGAATCTATATAAAGCCTTTTGTTTCCATAGGTATAAATCCTTAGGTCCCACTCTCCTGTTGCCTCAACCGTGTCAATGGCTGATTTGGTATGCCACACTCCATCTGGCGCAATAGTCTCTGGACGTAGATTAATATTAAATGATTCTCTATTGGCAATCGCCCTGACCAAATCGCATTCATCATTTCCCGAATACTCACCGGGTGATTCCTCCCGCATGAAATTCCCCCGCAAGTAATATTTATGTCCGGATATCATCTGCACAGTTTGTACTATGTGGACTGCGTTTCCATCTTCCGAGACAACGTATGTGCATTTTCTGGCTGCGTCATACTGTGCGTTGATCCATCCGGTCACGCCGGTATCAAAAGACCCGTTCTGAACCATATTGGTTGCCTCCACATAAACCGGGACGTATGTCTTTAAATCATAGGATGGATTAGAAAAATAAAACGTATATCGGTTGTCTAAAGCGGTTACACTTATGGTCTCCCTTGCCAGCTCCTTTGCATCCTCTGTACTGAGATTGTATATGGTGCGTACGACCTGCAGTTCCCTAACCTTGGTCAGTTGCGTGCCCTTTGGGGTCTTGGTCAACTCTACACCATATTCCAGGACATAATCAGTGCTGTCGCCGAAGATTATATTGTCCAGCACTACACGGTTATTGGGACATCCCTTGGAAAATTCCAGCACCAACCGGTCAAACTCTGGGAACTCATGGCTGACCACGTAAGTCTGTGTCAATCCAGGGACTGTATAATCTTCCATAGCCGCGTTATTGTAGTAGGCATGGAAGATAACTGTATCCGGCCAGTTGCGACCAAATTCCAGGGTTAGTCCAAAACACTTGTATGCCGCCTCCGTAGTTATTTCCACTGTGGGATTGTCCGCAAACAGTCCGTCTTCTTTGGCGACGGCCTCAGACACATAGCCCGTATTGAGATAAGTGGCTCCATTGGTCGTCTGCCTGGGAAGGAAATACTGTGCGCCGGATGTGCCTGTGTAATCCTGACCAGGCAGGGCATACACTTCCTTTTCCGCGTGGTCAAGTATAGCTGACGCGTGGGAAAAGTATGTCTCGTTATCAGACGCCGCCTCCATATCCGGTACAAAACTGGACTTAAGGATTATCCTGCCGGTCCGGTCCTGGTACAGGATACATCTGCCGGCATTAGCAATCAGCTGCAGGGCTTCCTTATGCGCTACCACCGGCATCGGATTAACCACTAGAACATTCTTAAGATATGGATCTATCCAGTAGTCCCTGTAATCCACTTGGGCATCCGTGAGAACATCCACAGCCATGTCATACAGGCTCATACCGTCCGGATGATACTGACCACGGTAATATGTGCCGTCCATCCCCTCAAAACAGTCTGATGCCTGGAAGTCCATCTCCGTATCATCAGCTGACCATGATTTCAGTGCAAGTGACGTTCCCGGTATCCACTCAATCGTTCCATCATCCATGGCCTGGCCGTAAAGCGCCTCGATACTCTGACCAATTTCCAAGAAGTTCACTGTACTTTCTTCATTCTCCACATCATAGGCCCGGTCCTTATTATCCACCGTTACGGAAAAATCTATGGTTGGCAACTCCTCCGATATAGGACTGATATGTTCCTTTTTGGTTGCAGACAGTATTTTTTTGCTGTCAAAATAGATACCAATACCCATTGTAATTTGATTGATGCGGAACCGGCTTTGTCCGTTGACCATGGCAACCGGAACAAACCGTAAGAAGGTAGCTCCCTCAAAAATTTCCTCCGTCACATAATGGCCACTCATATTTCCAGCCACGTCCATAGTCCGGTTGTCTGAAATGATGGTAAATTCTATGGGATATGCCTTGCCAAATTCCACGGTCAGCCCTTTAATGTCGTATTGAACGGGAAACTGGATTTCAATTGCCCCCTGAAGGCCATCCGTCACGATTCCCTGGTTGAGCACCACGTCTGCTGCATCCCTGGGAAGGAAGTACATACTGCCATCCACCGTGGTATAATCCTGGTCACAGGTTGCATACAGCTCCTGTACCTTGTAGTTATCCATGGGCTTCACTAGGTCGGAATAATAAGTATACATATCCGGCTCAGGTATGTAGGCGGATGCCTGGGCCTGTTGGTTAATCAGGCCGATGGTGACACGCAGATGAGACAGTGGGTTCCTCCACTTCCTGCGCATCATGTCCTTATATTCATTGCTTGCCGCCTGCACTACTCCATCACCCCGCAGTCTATCAGATTCACCTTACAGTCTTTATACATGGTGGGCAGCCCATCCGGACCTATCTCGTCTATCTTGGCCGTCCGGTTCCCCGGATACATCCGCTCCGTCTTCCAGCAGTTGTTTTTCATGTCCGGAAACTTGACCGTCACCACAAACTCCTCAAACTCTTTAAGGATACTGCTCCAGGTCGCCGCATCCAGATAGGACCACTGCAGGCCGTCAATCTTATCCTGGTCACGGCCCACGCGCTGCCCTACGAATTCCCCCAGGGCATTCTTGCCCTGGTTCACGTTCGTAGCAATGGTTAAGCCAGGCCCCCGGTCATAGTTTGGATATTCATGTCCATTAATATAAATAGGCACTCCGGCCACCTCCTTACGTTGTGCGCAGCGTGTATCCGTTACGCTTATCCAGTTCAACAAGTTTCTTTTTAATTTCCCTGATATCTATGTTGACCGTTAAATCCATCTGTTCTATCAGGTCAATGATACGCTGCAGCAGGTCTGCCATGACGGAAAGATACTGCTCACTCATGCCATTACTGCTTGTTTGGGACGCTAAAGCCACCGCCCGGTCCACCATTTCCTGCATCTTATCCTCAGGCGCCACAATCTCACCATAGTGCCTGTTGTCACCAATCATGGCCAGCTGCGGGGTGTTGGCGCGGACGAAACCGCCCTGGGCCAGACGTGGAAGGTGGATGTTTGGTATATTCGGGATAAAATCGGCGCCGATGCCCGGTATCTTATCCGCCACCTCATTTACGGCGTCTATCATGGCATTAATCGCATCAATAACCCTGTTGGCCATGTTCTCCACACCATCAATAATCATGTTGATAATGCCCTTTATATCTGCCCAGATACCGTCCCAGGTTTCTTTTGTCTTTTCCTTCACCGTGTCCCATGCGCCGGTAATCGCGTCTTTCATAGCCGTGAACTTCTCATCCACTGCCGTCTTAATTGTATCCCACAGGCCTGAAACAAATTCCTTGATACTTTCCCATATTTCTGATGTCTTACTCTTGACATTCTCCCAGGCTGTGCTGATGGATGCCTTGATAGCATTGAACAATGTATTGGCCAGAGACTTAAGCCAATTCCAAAGAGTATTCAAGAGTGCCTTAATTCCGTTCCAGATGGTACTGGTTGCCCCGGATATGGCAGTCCAAGCCATGTTAACAACGTTTTGGATGAATGTTACGGCACCAGATACAAGCTCCTTCAATGCCTCCCAGATACCGGAGAATATCTCCTTGATTCCTTCCCAAGCAAGACTCCAGTCACCAGTGAATACGCCGACAATGAAGTCAATCACACCACCTAGCGCCGTGAGCAATCCCTCTATGATGCCGGAAACGGATTCCCAGAATCCGAAGAATGTGTCAATGGCGCTCTGCAAACATGAAGCTATAACTGGCGCTACATTTGTAATAAACCATTCGATGAATGGCTGTATGGCCCCCGTCCACAATTTGGTGACTGCATCAGCCACTTTTCCGCCAAATTCCATAAATTTATCAATTAATGGACTGAGGTACTGGTCTTTGAATTCCACAAATCGTGTGGATAGGTTCTGCAATACTGGAAGGAAATATGTGTTATAGACATCAAGCAACAGTGTTCCGATTTCCGTGAACCCTTGTTTGAAGGTTGCCAGCATTGGCGCCACATGTTCATCATATGTTGTGCCAATCTTTTCAAAAGTCTCCGCAACCAAATCTTTGATTGTAGAAAAGATAGGTTCAACCGCGCTGAATGTATCCTCCAGGGTTGTCCTGATATAATCCGCATTTTCTACGAATGGGGCTGTAATGGTGTCCAGCACATCTGCCGCAAATGTCCCAGCCAATTCCGTGGCCCCCATGAAGGCCTCGGAAAATATTCCGATAATATCTGCTGTAATCTGCTTCGCGCTGTTACTCCTGAGGGATGAAAATACCGTTGCAAGTGCTTTGGAAAAATTCCCGCTTATTTCTGCCATCCGTGAGCCTATGTCGAACATGGACACGAGATATTCCTTGATTCGGTCTTTATTTTGCTGCAGGAACAGGCTGATACCGCCCAGCAGGTTATCCGCTATGGACGCCCCTACGCTCGCCATGGAACCTGCAACCTGCCCCAGGCTATAGGCCATCTGGTCAGCAAATGAATTAGCCGAAGCCAACACCTCCGGCGATGTGAATATATCCCTCAGGCTTCCCTTGATGCTGTCTATGGAGGCTTGAATGCTGTCAAATACGGATGTATCTCCAAAACCATCCCAGAAGCCTTCTTTGAACAACCCAGCAAGTTCCTTTGCCTTTTCAATTAGCCCTGCATACTTGCTGTCCATCTCATCCACGGCCGATGTATCAAGTTCGCCCATGTCGAACTCATCCGCAGAGTACCCACCATCCGCACCGCCTCCGGAACCACCGCTACCGGAGTCTGTCTCCGGGTTGATGATATTGAGTTCATCAATGCCTGTGCTGACACTTTTCATGTCCTTGGCGGCCTTTTTAGCGGCACCTCCTGCCCCTCCGGCAGCTGCTCCGGCCTTGTCAGCGGCCTGTGCCACTGCCTCCATTCCTGCGGCGGCGGTAGATGCTCCTCCCGAGCCCTTCTTACCTGTCACCATTTCGGTAAAAGCCTTAAAGGCATTGGCCAGGCTCATCAGCTTGCTGATGATACGGTTGATTACCTGAATGACCGGGGTCAGTACATTTATAAGGCCCTGACCGATTGTGGCTTTAAGGCTGTCAAATTGGAGCTTAAGGACCCTAACCTGGTTTGCCCAGCCGTCAGCCGTCCGTATGAAGTCCCCGGATGCCAGTGACAGCTGGTCCTGCACAAACTTATACCGCAGGGCCACCTTCTCAGCCTCAGACATCTTGGCCGTTACCTTGCCATAGCCGTTCGCCAGGGCGTAACTGTCCAGGGCGCTCTGGGTCATGACGATGCCCAGGTCCTTAAGGGTCTCCGTCTCACCCGTAAATACAGATTTTAATTTGGTGTAGGCCTCGTCCTGGCTAATGTTGTAGAAGGATGCCACATCACCGGCCAGGCCAGTCAAGGCCGTGGACATCTCATAGGCTGCCTGTTCACCAAAGCCAAAAGCCTTGGCCATTGCCCCGAACGTTCCGGTAAACTTCTTGGCCATGGTCTCTGACAAACCGAAAGAGGTTATGGCATTCTTAGCGAAGTCATCCACCTGTTTGGACATCCGTGGGAATGTGACATCCACCACATTCTGGACTTCCGAAAGGTCGGAACCCAATTCAATGCATTTTGCACCGAAGTCTATGATTTTTTTTACCGCAAATGCCGCCGCCAGGGCGGCACCTGCCTTTTTGGCCAGCCCCTGGATGCCCGCCATCTGCTGCTTGAATTGATTCTGGTTGACCACAAGGTCAAGGCCAATCTGGCCTACGCTGTCAGCCACGGTACCACCTCCTATCCACACATGGCCGCGAACATCTTCTCCAGGTTGGCCATTTCCTTCTCGAAGGTTTTCTCATCCATTTCTTTCATTTCCCGGTTACGCCAGTCATCATATATCCGGCGCTGGTCCTTTGTATAATGCTTGATAATGTCCTTATCCGTCTCTGACCGGATAGCCACCACCCGTCCCAAGGCAGTCTCCGGGGACAGGCCGGCAATCAATGCCCTGAACTCGTCCCAGGAGACTGTTTCAAATTCTTTCGTCCTGATTCTTAACCCGTACTGCGACAAAAAGCTGGAGACTATCAGGTCCCAGTCCTCAAACATATCGTAGTACGGGTCACTGCTCTCCCCCGGCAGGTTCCTCCGTACCGGAAATGAGCTGGACGGCTTCCTGGACTACAATAATCAGGTCATTGAATCCCAGTTTCATCCTCTCTATCTCTTTCTTGGATTTTTCTGGGAACATCATGTCGTAGGCCTCCAGGATTTCCTGTGCACCAGGGTCATTCGCCGACATCAGCCCCATGACCTTAAGCATGGTCGGAGCATCCGCATTCACTTCTATGGCCTTTCCCTTGATGACCAGGGATGGATTCCCTTCAAAACTCAGCTTATCCGTGATATCTACTTTTCTCGCCATTGTCCAACCCTCCTTATACTGTTGATGATTGCGCTGGAGTGAAAGTTGGCTTACCATAACCCGTCACCTCAAACTCCAGACCGTCAATATTTGTCGTGTCACCACCTCCGGGCGTCGTCACATTAACGACTACGTCACAGGCCAGCTTTGCTCCGCTGACCATGGTCCACTCAAACTTGGTCATCACGTCCTGTCCAAACTTCCACGCCAGGCCGGCAATATAATCATTCCCCGGGTCCCCAACCGACCGTTTTCCCTTGAAGCTGAACCCAAGTTTCTTACCGGTCATGGCAGCCTTGGCCCATCCGGCAGCATCCATGGAATACCACTCCTCAACGGTACCGTCTATGGATGGTGCAAAGTTCTCCAGATCGGCTGGCATCACCATCTGTTCAGTTGTACTCTCAAGGCCCGCAGTGCCAAACTTAAACACATTGTTATGCACGGGATACACTTTTCCCTTTGCTGCATCTGCCATCTCTTATACCTCACTTTCTCTGATATACAAATTCCAGCCATATCACATATTCGTAGACACCCTTATCATCCGTCCCCACGTCCACCGGTTCCGGGACCTGGAGGATGATGCAATTGATGGGTGTATCCCCTATGGATAAGCTGGATACGTTTTTAAGTTTCTCATATAGTGCATAGGCAGCCCGCTCTGATGCCTGCACATCCTTGTCCCAATGGACCAGCAGTGATATGCGCCGGACATCGTAGCTGCTGTAGTCATGGCCGCCCAGGGCCATCACAGGAGGACCGCTGCCCTGCCGGTGATATACACCAATGGAATGGTCCTTCTTGCTGTTCAGCTTCCCGATATAGACATTCCTGTCAGCCGTAATTCCCAGGCCTCCTATGTATCCCCGGATGTCATCCAAGGTCAGCATCATACACCACCTACTTTCTTGTAAAACCGCTTAAATGCATTCCTGGCAAAATCCTGGCTTGCTCCACCAGACAACCATGGTTCATACCATTCTCCGCCGGCAAACGGGTTCTCGTCCGTCTGGAAGTTATATTCTGGATGGTAATAGAGGCGTCGCGCATAGGGCGTACTGGATACCAATGTTGCCTTTCCCTGCCTCGACTCACTGTAATCCACGAAGGTGCTCTCGTTTTGCAAGTTACCTGCCTCAAAGGGCATTACCTGGGCCTGGACAACTTCCGTGTGCAGTGCCTCCGCTGTCATCTCCAAGGCAGTCACTGCCGCCTGTGTCAGCTGCTTAATCCGCGGGAAATTCATCTTCACAGTTGATTTAACCTGCATCAGACCACCTCCAACTGGCAATAGTTAACTGTCCCATCCGGGTTCCTGGCCTTCATCCCCTGCTCAATCCTCCGCTCTTCCCCGAATATGATAACGGTACCGCCGCTGAGAGTCGGAAAGTCCGGGGCAATGTCCCCAGGAAACAGGGCCGTACCGGTTATCTGCACCAGCTTCTTTTCTGTGGTCAGAATGGTCTTGGCCCGGTCCTGGAAGTTACATTTTAGGTCCAAGTCCACTACCTTCTCTGGATGGCCGCGGTTGTCTGTATCCTCTGATTCCAGATGGACGTGTATATCCGTCCTGCATAGCCGTTTTGGCACTAAACATGGGTATTTCATAGCCTCACCTCGCTAACCGGCAGCACAGACCCGTCTGGGACAGCAGAGCGTACACATCGCGCTTCATGGCTACACCCTTGTCTGTAAATACGTTCCAGCTGCTACCGAACTGTGCGGATACACCGTTGATGCTGTAGCCCTGCAGGATGGTATTAATCTCGTCCGCGTTCTCATACTCAAAGTCCGCCTGCTGGCAGACCACTTCCTGTATGGTTTCCTGCTGGAAGGCCGTCAGATTAGAAAATCCCCGGCCTACAATCCGGTTGTAGGTCAGGGAATCAACGTGGCGGCTGGCCTGCTTAAGGGCCCTGTCCAGCTCATCCATGGGGATTACGGTCCCCTTGTATACATCACAGTAATATTCATATGTGACATAGGGTTCATAGGGCATATTACTCACCTGCCTTTTTACTCTCCGCTTTCTTTGCCGGTTCCTGCTTTGCGGCCCGGAGTGAAGCAAGTTCCTCCCTCAACGCTACATTTTCGGCATCCCTTTCAGCCGCCAGGTCCTGAAGGCGCTCAATCTCTTTCACTGCCTTCATGTGTTCATCATAAGGTATTGTCTTTCCGCGTCCATATGCGGTCACCTGGCCATCATCGCCCACAATATCAAAGCCAGCGTCCTGATAGGACTTCTGCTGGCTTTCATCAATGGTGTACTCTTTATTTCCCTTAACTGCTCTCATGTTACCTCCTTACGCTCCGGCCGCTTCCACATTCATGGCACACCCATCAACCTTCTTTTCAAGAAGGAACAGGTCTCCGTAGCAACGGTTCTGATACAAATACCCATCTGCCGTCCTTGAATCTGTTCCTGGGGTAAACAGCTTGATATAGCTGTATTTATCCCGGCATACCACGCAAGAGGTATGAATCAGAATCCAGTTAATCTGCTTCGCATCAGAAGCAGCCACACATCCTGTAGTGAAGTCATACTTAGTCTTCATCCTGGCCGCAGGCACCATCTTAATGGTCACATCATCCAGGCTATGTACCTTACGGTTGATTGTGGACGGGGACGTTACGGTCATGACCCTCTGGAGTCCTTCCGCCTCCTTCACAATCTTATTCATGGTTGGGGTGACATACAGCATTCTCCCTTCTTCCGGGACGCCAGCCTCATCCATTCTCGCCATCTCCTCATCAAAAGCTTCCAGGAAGTTGGCTGCCGTGATGACATCAGTACTGATGCGACCAGAATAAGTGGTCAGTTCTGCATGGAGTTTTGAATAACGATAGGAATCTTTTTCTGGGATAGCCTGTTCGGTCTCAAAGGTGTTCTGTATGTTTGCTACGGATAAGGTCAAGTTTGTTTCGTCAATGTCCATGGGGTCAATCCAGAACTCCACATCCCTGTCGTGTTCCAGTTTCTTTGCCTCCCAGTCATTGCTCAGGGTACCTACATTGAATCCCGGTGTTCTGGTGTGGTCCTTGTACCCAGTCACCGTCATCCTTGGGAGTTTGATGGTCTGGGCGTTAATAAATTTCACCTGCTGGTTACTCTGTGTCAGTGCATCAGAGCACAACTCCTTTGCATACTTCTGCTGCAGGAGCTGGGTGAAGGTCGTTGCATAATCATATACTGCCATTTCTTAATCCTCTCTTTCATTAAAGTCCGAACGCCTTTTTAAGGGCATCATCTGTTGCCTGGGTCTGTTGCTGCCCACTGGCTGCGCCCACCTGGATGAATCCGGTAGAACCTGGTGCCTGGGGTTTCAGTGCCGGCACGTCCTCCAGCACCTTGTTCAGGGCTGCCTTAAGTGCCTCATCATTGATTTTCCCATCCTGTCCCATGGCCTGACTTAAATCAGCCATCTTGAGGACATAAGGGATTGTCTTGGCGTCAATTCCCAGGGATACCGCGGCCATGGTTGCCGCGGCCTGCATCTGTGCCTGTTGGGCGAGGGCCTGGGCTTGAGTGGCCTGCTGCTGTAACGCAGCCACATCTGGTTGCGATGCCGCCTTCTGCTGCTTGAATGCAGCAATCGCCTGCTCCATCTCTTCCTGGCTGAGCCCCTGCTGCTTGAAGTAGGCTTTCAGGGCCGTGTCCTCCTTAGCTGCCAGGGTTCCCTCCAGCATCTGCTGGATTTTGGCATAATCAATTATTGGGGATGCCGCCTGCTGGCTGGCCTGAGCTCCCTGCTGCTGGGTCTGTGCCCCTCCACCTCCCTCGCCGCCTGCCCCGCCTGCGGGCTCTGCAAATAACTGTAAGTTCATTGGTAACATGTCTCTCATCGTCAATACCTCCATTTTAAGGGTGTCACCCTGTGATTTTCGTTTCATCCATTGTCATCAGTGTCACTGGCCACGCAGCAGTTTAAAGCCATGCTCGTGTTTGGGCGTAAAAATAGCACCCAGGATAATCCTGCGTGCTTACTCCTCAATCTTATCAGTCAACAAACACCCAATCCTCAGCCAGCATATCAGCCTGGCTTGCCAGCCATCCCATCTGCACGCCACTCGTGCCAACAAAAGCAATGGCTTTATTCCCTATGTCATTATGTATGCAGTTTACAACCTCTCCCTCTGCATTTTTATAGCTGATACTGGTTGCCAGTTCAATGTGCTGATTTTTTCCATTCCATCCCTGTCTTTTAACTTTCAAGCCGCGTTTCATGTATTTAATGGCATCACCAAAATCAAATGTGGCAGTTCCTCCCAGGACGGGTGTGTTTTCTCCATTGGCCGGAACCCAATCCTCCGATAACACATTCTGCAATGTATATTCCACTCTTTGTGTTTCGCGAATATCAAGCCGCTGATTATCCTTTGTGTACATGACGACGGTTTCCTTCTTCGGGTCCCAGCACCAATACCCTCCCCAGGACGGGAGTTTCATTGGGATACCTTTTTTCATCTGATTCAGTGCGTCCAAAAAATTCATATATTTCCCTCTCTTTCCGTTGCGATATCGCAACAAATAAAATACCACCGGCC